AGTCAGGGGGAATCAGAGCCCCAACAGTTCTTCCACCGGCTTCATTTCATCCAGTTTCTTCGCAAGCCTAGCACTCGTCTCATCATCAACCGAGCACACTTCCAATGCACGCACCAGACCTTGAACTTGGGCAGGTTGGTAGAACACATTCTTCCCTGTCAGTCCACAGAACAGAGCACGATAGCCACTCAGATGCTTGTTGATGGTTTCCATCTGTGCATCATTCATATCTTCCATGCCAAGCTTGGTCGCAATCACAACTGAGAGATTGTCACGGAGCACTCCATCGAACCATGCGCCGACAGATTCAGCAGTCATCCGATTGCCAGTAGACTCTGCTTCCAAGAATGCGATGCACGCAACAACCGAGATTTCTTCATCACTCACGCTCTTGAGAGTTCCACCCGCAGATTCATACAGCGAGCGAATCACCTTATCCTGCACACCAGCGAGGAATTCACCAATGTGCGGATAGAGCGCCGTGATGTTTCCATCAATCTGTTCTTTCGTGAGGTGCGGAACACTCACACAAACACTCGGAAGCGGACTCGGTTGATCCTTGGTTTTCTTATAACCAATCTTCGCCAGCCGTTGCCCATTCAAAGCTTGACTCTTGCCAGCAGTGAAAGGATTGACATTGTGACGGGTGGAAATGTTGCTCATGATGATAGACTCACTGTGTTAGTGATGCGAGATTGCATCCTATAGCACCAATGAATGATGCTAGGTGGATGAAATTAGCACCAAACGTGATAGAAATAATCCATTTTCCGATTCGTCTTCAGCCACACATATGCAGTGTCCAATGCATCCATCCATGTTGCACCAGCGAATTCCAAATTCTCTTCCACCTCACCACCGATGCGACCGAGACTGATGTAAACGAGTGACATTCTCAATTCTCCTAAAAATGGGTCAAACTCAGATTCTACTATAGACTCTGGCTTGAAAATTAACAAGCACTGTTACAATCTGTTTCACTCACTTAGCTTGTCAGCTCTGTCAGCTCAGACTGTCTTAGATTCTGTGCTTGTTTCTGCTCTTGCCCTGTCTGATTCTATTATCGTCGATTCCAAAGAAAAATCCAGCACTGTTACACATTGTTACATCATCCATCTTGACATCAGTTATGACAGCAACTGCGCAATCTACATGACAAGCATTCTCATTCGTATCATCAATCAATTCAAGGTAGGGGGTAGGGGCCTTTTTGGTCTCGCGCGGTGTTGATATCCTATACCCAGATTCTAATTTTCCTAAACTTTTACCAATTTTCTCTCATACCAACTAGAATCCCCGCATGATTTTCACTACCCCCTCCTTTAAAATGAAATTAATCTGTAACGGAATGTAACATTTTTGATCCAGAGCAATCATGAGCCAATCCACTACAACTTCCACAGAAGAACGAGCATTAGAACTCCTAGGTCAAGGAATTCCGAACTCCATGGTGGCCTCTGCAATTGGAGTGTCAGAGTCACGGATCTCGCAATTATTTTCTGATCCGATCTTTGCAGAGAAACTTGCGCGGATTAGATATGAGAATCTGATTCGGAATTCCAAGCGGGATGAAAAAGCGGATCTGTTAGAAGATCTCCTCCTGGATAAACTTGTGGCAACTGCGGATTTCCTCATGGAACCCATGAAGATTGCCGCAATCTATGCAAAAGTGAATGCAGCGCGTCGTCGAGGATCTTCTGCCCCTGAAGCAATTACAGCACAACAGACAGTTGTCTCCCTTGTTATGCCAACAACTGTGATTAATAATTTCATCAAGCAAAACATACAAGTAGACACAAATAATCAGGTCATCAAGGCTGGCAATCAAGAGCTTATTACTGTACAATCACATAAAATGGACTCGCTGGTGAAGAATCGACCTACGGAGCCTCAACATGAGCAACTTACCATCGAAAATGGAACAGCAAAAGCTGGCTGAAGCAGAAAGGAAGGCCGCTCTGGTAGCGGTTAACAAGCGGAAAGCTCAGGAACATCTCCTGACTATCCAACTCATGCTTTCACAACGGCCGATTAAGTGACCTACGGACGCAAGCCTCAGACTTGGGATGATAAGCTTGGACTCTCAGGAGAGCTTTCTGAAAATCTGGGTGAGCCAGAGCAAGTTCCTGCGGAACAATTTACTGAACAAACTTATAATGTTCAGGAAGTGGAAGAACTCGCCAAAAATTCTCTTGATTTCCTCGCGGCTCTTGCAATGCCAGGAGTGTTTAAATACCTCTATCCTCCACTTTTCAAAGCTGCGTGGGATTGGCTTCTCTCTTTCATTCATCGTGAGCGAGATTTCTCTCAGCTCGCCTTAGGTCTTCCACGAGGTTTTTCCAAAACAACCTTTGTCAAGATCTTCTGCCTTTATGTAATCCTGTTCACCAAGCGGCAGTTCATCCTAATTTGCGCAAATTCAGTTCCTAAAGCGGTTGCAATTGTAGCGGACGTGATGGATTTCTTAGATGAGCCAAATATTCGCAAGGTCTTTGGAAACTGGAAACTTGGTGTAGAAACTGATCAACAGGTGCTGAAAAAATTTGGATTCCGAGGACGAAATATCACAATCATGGCCGGCACAGTAGAATCTGTCCGGGGCATGAATGTGAAACATCAGCGTCCAGATGTGATTCTTTTTGATGATATTCAGTCCCGGAAAGATGCAGATTCGGAAGTAATCTCCCGAGATATCGAAACAGACCTCTATGGCACTGCAATGAAGGCTAAAAGTCCTCATGGATGCCTATTCATCTTTGTTGGGAACATGTATCCCACAAAATTCTCGATCCTAAAGAAGCTCAAGAAGAATCCTACCTGGCTTAAATTTATTGTTGGTGGAATCCTTGCAACAGGCGAGTCTCTCTGGGAAGAACTCCAACCAATTAAACAACTTCTCAAGGAATACGAGAATGATCTTGCAACGGGGCGGCCTGAGATTTTCTTCGCGGAAGTTCTCAATGACGAGACCGCGTCTGTCAATCACCTCGTTGATCTATCAAAACTTCCCTCGTACCCGTTCGACGAGGATGAAATTCACCAAGGCAATTTCATTGTCATCGACCCAGCAACTGACAAAGTTAACGCGGATGCGGTATCGATTACATATTTTGAAATTCATGACACAATCCCAGTCTGTAAGCACATAATCGAAGGTCGTCTATCCCCTGGTGATACAATCTTAGAAGCGCTTAAGATTGCACTATCCCGAAACTGTAGAGTAATTGGAATTGAGTCCAACTCTTATCAATATACACTTAAGTATTGGTTCGAGTTTATCTGCGCTCAACGAGGAATCATCGGAATTGAGGCAGTCGAGCTGTATTCTGGAACTTACTCCAAAAATGCTCGAATCCTTAATATGTTTAAACAGCTTATCGCCGGAGAGATTATTGTCCATCCATCTCAATCGGCGGCGGTTAATTTACAAATTACTCAGTTCAACCCCTTGAAACGAGACAATACAGATGGACTTTTGGATTGTCTTACCTATGCTCCCAAAATGATTGAACTCTATGGACACCTATTATGGGGGAGTACAATCATTGAAGAGCAAGAGTTTGGTAAAATCCGAGTTCGTGATGTGTTAGAATCTTCTGCTTTTTAACCTACAATCAATCCCACCAATCCTATGAGCGCCGCCACTCCTACAATCATTCCAGAAAAATCTCAGGAAGCTCTCCTGCAATTCCATCGCCAGTGCTATTCCATGTTAAATATGCAATGGAATGTGCGAGAGCAAATGCGCCAGATTGATCTAGCATACATTCGAGAGCAAGATTGGACAGTAGAGAATCAGCGCGCCAAACTCGCCAATCGATACGGTGATGCAACTAAGTACCAGAATATTACAGTTCCAGTTGTGATGCCTCAAGTTGAGGCCGCTGTAACTTATCAGTCTTCTGTATTTCTAACTGGTGCCCCAATCTTTGGCTGGGTGGGCGCGCCAGCAAATGAAGATGCTGCTCTTCAATACCAAGCAATTATTGAAGAGAATTCCATCCGAGGTGGCTGGGTTCAGCAACTCATGATCTTTTTCCGAGATTGCTTCAAATACAATCTTGGTCTAGTAGAAACCACTTGGGATCGCTCTGTCACTGCAGCAATCGAAACTGATCTTTCTTTCGGTGCAGAAGGAAAACCTAAAGAAGTGATCTGGCAAGGTAATTGTGTCAAGCGTTGGGACCCATATAATTCATTCTGGGATTCCCGATACAAACCCACGCAGCTCTATAAAGATGGTGAGTTTGTAGGACAGACCGAGCTGATGTCTCGTGTGCACCTTAAAAAATTCATCAACGAACTTCCTGACAAGATCGTGATGAATATCAAAGGCGCCTTTGAATCTGGCCTCGGCGCCGCAACATTTGGTGGTGTTGGTGGGATCGAAACCTATTATCTTCCCCAAATCAATCCAGATGCGCTGATGCAGAAAGATCCTCGCCGCTCAACTGATTGGATGAGCTGGGCAGGAATCTTAGAACGCCCTCCGAATGAGATGCAATATCGGAATCTTTATGAGGTGACAACTCTATACGCACGAATCATTCCTCAAGATTTCCGTCTCCGAGTTCCTAGCGCCAACACTCCGCAAGTGTGGAAATTCATCTTCATCAACCATCAGGTGTTGATCTATGCTGAAAGACAAACAAATGCGCATAATTATCTCCCAGTATTATTCGGACAACCTAATGAGGATGGACTCGGATACCAGACCAAATCGCTTGCGTCGAACGCTATCCCATTTCAACAGGTTGCCTCGGCGCTCGTCAACTCTGCAATGGCAGCGCGACGTAGAGCAATCTCTGATCGAGGAATCTACAATCCTGCATTGGTGAGTGAAGCACACATTAACTCAGACAGTCCGACAGCTAAGATTCCAATGCGGCCTGCAGGATATAATAAGGAACCTCAGTCTGCCTACTTTCCTATCCCATTCCGAGATGATCAATCTGCTGTAGCTTTTCAAGAACTTCCCCAAATTATGGGAATGGCAGATAAAGTAAATGGACAAAATCAAGCTCGTCAGGGTCAGTTTGTCAAGGGGAATAAAACCTTGCATGAATTTGATACTGTGATGGCAAATGCAAATGGTCGTGATCAGACCACTGCAATGCTTTTGGAGACTCAAGTATTTACTCCTATGAAGGAGATGATTAAGATTAACACACTTCAATACCAGGCTTCTGGAGATATTTATTCTCCCACTCAGCAGCGTATTGTTCCTATTGATCCTGTCGCTCTTCGGAAATCTTTCACAGCATTTAAAATCACTGACGGCCTGACTCCCACAGATAAAGTAATCAGTGCAGATGAATTTGCAATGGCAGTTCAGGCAATGGGTTCGTCACCTCAGATTGGCGCGGGCTATAATCTAGCACCTGCTTTTTCATATCTGATGAAAACACGGAATGTAGATCTTTCTCCGTTTGAAAAATCTCCGCAGCAACAGGCTTATGAACAGGCAGTTGGAGCCTGGCAATCTGCTGTCGAGATGGTTGCAAAACAAATGGGCGAACATGTGGATCCTTCTAAGTTCCCGCCCCAGCCAACTCCAGATCAATATGGTTATGTTCCAGGCGCTCCTGCAAATCAGCAAGGGCAACAAACTGGATCAGCTAATCTAACTCAAGCTGCGGCCGCACAATCATGAATTCTTTCCAATCCTACCCACTCTCCGACGAAGCAATTCTTCAAGGCTCCATTCTCAACCATACACAAAAACAGGTAATTCATAATGCACGAACTCTAATTGCCGAACAGATTCTTTCCCTCTCCTACGACCCTGCCAATCCTCATGAATTTGTGCAAAACGATGCACATTTAAAGGGACAACTGGCAGCATTTACTTTTCTCCTCGACCGTTCTACTGAAGTGGAACAATCTCTCCTCCGCTCTAATCAATCCAACTAGGAAATCCTATCATGAACATTATGGATCTTTTTCGTTCTGCTCCCGCTGCTACTCCGCCTGCTCCTGCTCCGGGCACGAATAACAATCCTAGTCAGGCCAATCAGCCAGGACAGCAACTTCCTGGAACTCAAGCATCTGCACAAACTGCGCCAAATGGTGTAGTTCCCACGACTCCGGAAAAGAAAGAGCCCGATGCTCCTGCATCCCCAATGGCCGATTTCAAGGACATTTGGCAAACTGTCGCATCTGATGGAGATTCCAATAAAGGACTTTTTGAGGGCCTCGATCCGCAAAAAGTTATGGAGTCTGCCAGGAAAGTAGATTTTGCCAAATCTCTTACACCTGAGATTCTTGCAAAAGCTGCGGCAGGCGGGGAAGCTGGAGTAGCAGCACTTGTCGCAGCAATGAATTCAGTCGCACAAACCGGTTACGCTCAGTCTGCTATTGCCACTACCAAAATTGTGGAACAAGCACTGAAAAAGCAACAGGAAAAGTTCGACGCAGCTCTCCCCAATCTGGTGAAGAAGCACTCTGCAAACGAGTCCATTCTAGCCAACAATCCCATCTTTTCTAATCCCGCTATTCAGCCACTTGTTGGCGCTCTCCAAGAACAGTTGGTTCGTAAGAATCCGAATGCAACTGCTAAAGAGATCGAAACTCAAGTTGGTGATTTCTTCCAAGCTCTGGGTGCTCAATTTGCACCAGCCTCGAAAGCAGACAAAGCTGCTGCAGGCAAGAAGGGGAAGGAAGAAGATTGGTCTGCTTTCCTGGAATAACTCTCTCAATCTCTCTATAGGAACTCTATCATGCTTCTGAAATCTGTTGTAACTGATGGCGGTCTCCAGCGCCAAATTGCACCTGGTGACACTCTCTGCGGCGGGGAATCGATTCCTGCAACTATTGTCACCACTGCAATTACCATTACTGGTGCTCAACTTGCACAAGGTTTAATTCTCCGAAATCCTGCCGCTGGTGCAACCGATACCTTAGATAGTGCTGCTAATATCATTGCAGCTCTTACTGCTGGTCTCGGTTTGAATGGCATTCAACCTGGTACTACGTGGCGGGTGAACTGGATTGTTACCACGGCGCAAACTTGCACGGTGCAAGCAACTGCAAATACCGGTGTCACGGTTACGCGTGGTTCGATTGCAGCGTCGTCGGCTAAGGAATTCTTGTTCACGATTGTGAATGGCACTCCTGCGCAATCGGTGTTTGCAACTACTGTCTCCGGCAGCGCTGTTGTTTCGGGCCTCTCGACTGCAACTCTCTCCCTTCTTTCGGTTGGCATGATTGTTACCAATGCGGTCGCTAACTTGCAAGGTCAAACGATTATTGCAATCAACCAAGCGGCTGGCACGGTGACTTTTTCTGGCAATGCGAACGCCACCAATACTGTTCCGGTGCAAATCAGTCTCTCGCCTGTTGTCCTTCTTGAAGGCATCAAGCAAGGCGCAATTTAATTCTCTCAATCTTCCATAGGATATCATTATGAGCGCTGGTATTTTCACTTCGGCAGTACTTACTCAAGACCTTGCCAAGAAATCGTTTGCGGCAATGATTACTCGGCTGATGCCGAATGGTACTGCCCCACTCTTTGGCATGACTTCGATGCTTGCATCGGATACCGCTGTCCAAACTGAACATGGTTTCTTCACCAAGACCATGTTATTTCCGCAACTCACTATTGGTGCTGGTGGCCAAGTTGCAGGTGATACCACTTTCACTGTCACTTCCACTACTAATATTCTTCCTGGCATGATTATGCGGGTGGATAGCACTGGTGAGAATGTGATCGTGAATACGATTCTTTCTGGTACCCAAGTTACTGTTACTCGTGCAGTTGGTTCTACTGCCGCGGCCGCAATTTCTGCTGCTGTCGCTCTCTACCAAGTTGGTAATGCTTTTGAAGAAGCATCGATTCGTCCGCAATCGCTAATTATTAATCCTGTCCGAATCACCAATCTTACCCAGATTTTTCGCAATACTTGGGCAATTTCGGATACGGTTCGTGCAACGATGATGATTGCTGGCGAGACCAATGTCGCCGAAAGTCGTCAAGATTGCGCTGCATTCCACGCTGCTGATATCGAAAAAGCGTTGTTCTTCGGCCAAAAGTCGCAAGGAACTCGCAATGGTCAACCTTTCCGCACGATGGATGGGCTGATCAGTATTGTTGGGAATCTGTCTTACTATCCCAGCTATTACGCTGCGGTGAACTCCAATACTGCTGGCGCAACCACGAATTACACCCAGCTCGAAGGTTTTCTGGATCCGGTGTTTAACCAGGCGACTGATCCGAAAGTTGCCAATGAGCGAGTTTTGTTTGTCGGTGGTACTGCCAAGCGAGTGATCAATAACATTGGTCGCCTGAATGGTACGTATTACATTGTTGATGGTCAGACTAGCTATGGCCTCCAGTTCAGCACTTTCAAGACTGCTCGTGGTACTTTCCGAATGATCGAACATCCGCTGTTCAATTCGAATACCTCTTGGAGCAAGATGGCGGTTGCAGTTGATTTGAGTACCTTCAGGTTGGCATATCTGGGTGATCGCAAAACCCAGAACAAGGAATTCAATATGCCTGACGCCAGCGATATGGATGTTTCGGATAATGGTATCGATGCAGTTGGTGGCACGCTGACCACGGAAATGACTTGTGTGGTTAAGAATCCGCCGGCTAATTCGATCATCTTTAATCTGACTGCGGCGGCAGCGGGTTGATAGGAAGGAACATCATGACTACTACCGTAAAAGTTGAGGTTCCTGACCATGCCAACTGGAAGGTTGATGTTGAGGTAAAAGTTGGTGATGCAGTTGTTGAACATATTGTTTTGGAACCTGGTTCTGGACAATGGTTCACTGTCTACGATGATCGAGTTGTTAGCGTAAAGGAAATTAAACCATGACAATTCTTCAACTCAATCCTCCCGGTATGGCTTCCACTGATGTTGGTTATATTTCCAGCATCACGGTTCGCTATAACGGGGCGAATAATGTCTTAACTCCGGACGGGTCGAATCAAATCACTCTTCCTAATGGTACGACTGGTGCAATTGATGCAGCCGCAAGATTGCTCGGAGGTCCAGGGAATATCACTGGTCCGCGCGGTACTGGCATCGCATTTGTTTCCACGAACGCCTAAATAATGAGTTAGGTTGGTCTCATTAAAACCAACCATTTTTTAATCAATCCTTCAATATCATCATGGGCATCCAACTCCAAGTTTTCAACTCCACTATCCCCTCGGTTAATTTCATTCTCAAGAATGGGAAACCTTGCATTTTTCAAGCTGGTGTCTTCCGTACTGATAATCCGGCGGAAATTGCAGAACTTGATTCGGAAATCCTTCAAGGTCACCCACACATCAAGCGGCCCGCCAATGAAGCTGAACGAGTTATTGATTCAGAAATGGTCGATCCAATGAATGCTCTACGTGCAAAGATCATCGCGGAATATGAAGCTGAGCGCACCCGTGCAATGGACGCTGATGCAAATGTTTCCAACTACACTGCAGAACAAGTCAAGCCTGCAAATTCTAACGATATTGCAGTTGCAGCTGCTGGTGGTTCTGGCGCTACCTTAGTTGCAAATCTGGCTCAGAAATTGGCCAAGGCTTAAGCTAGCGCGGAGCGATCAGTATGACACTCGCAGAACTTACACAAGCTGTATACGATATTACTGGTCGCTCTGATCGGACTGCTGAAACTCTGACTGGTATTCAAGCAGCCACCCTGAAAGCGCATCATCAAGATTATTATTTCAAAGATATCTTTGAATCTGGTCTGAATTTTGGATCTGCAGAATTTATCCAATCTTTAGACTATCGCGCTCTAATGCCTCGTTGGCGCGCACTAAAATATCTTCGGAAGTACGATAATGCAGGACAAACTCCAGGCATGTTCCTGGATGTTCTCATTCCGGAACTTGTTCTTGATCGCTACAAGATTGAGAAAACTGACATCTGCTATGTGGCCGGCGCCTATGTGCAGATCAAATCTTCTACCCAAGAGCAATACTATCTTTTCGGTTGCTACCGCAATCCAGACATTACTACAGGTAATTATGATTCCTGGATTGCTCTGGATCATCCTTTTGCAATTATCTACGATGCTGCTGCAACTGTTTTCAAAGCTATCGGTAAGGATGAAGAAGCTGCTGCTTACCGCACGCTTGGACAGGAACAACGCATGATGGTTGCAACCTCCAATATTGTTGCCACAGGATATTAATATGGTTGTCTCTCTGTTTGGTGCAGGCTCTGTTGCAGGAACAATTCCGCTTGCGGTAAGTCCTGAAGATTACGGAGCAGTCGGAGATGGTACAAGTGATGACACTGGCCCAGTTAATGTAGCTATTGCAACTGGACTTAGGGTTGATGGACGTAATAAAACTTATGCTGTGAGTTCTAATATTGCACTTCCGGCAACCTGCAGGATGAGTAATATTGAATTCAAAGATCTAGCTCCCTCTAGAGCTAATTGTCGCGTATTGGATGGATCTGCAGGGGGCACGGTTTGGGAATTTCGAAATGTCCGAGTAAATCGTAATGGCGATGGAACTGGTGGCGCAATTGGATCGACTGCAGGAATGTGGTTAATCGGTTGCCCTAAACTTATTCTAGACGAATGTGAAGTATACGGAAATAACAAAGGTAATGGCATAGTTACAGATTGTGATTATGCTTACATTACTCGTCCTTATATCCATGATATGCGAGCAGGAAACTCTTCTTCTGCAGCATTTACTGATGATCAACTTCAGGGTCTTTGGGTATTAGGCGGAACTCATGTAGAAATCATTTCTCCAAGAATTGAGAATCTTACAGTTCAGTGGAACGGACAAGCAGAATTTGCTAGATTTACTAGAGGTCTTTCTACTGCTGGTGTGTCCGATTTATCTATTCTTGACCCTCATATTGATTTAGTTGATCAGGGCATAGATATCACTGGAGATGAAAATCCTACCAGAATTTCTGTCAAAGGCGGGAGTGTATCTAATTGCTATTCCTATTCAGTCAAGTGCGCCAATAGTGTTACTTACGCCAATTTCGTAGGTGTAATCTCATATCGTTCTGGAAACAGTGCTTTTGTTGCGAGTGCTCCTAGTTCGGCATTGGCAAAGATGACTTCAGTTATTGAATATCATGCGTGCATGGCGTTAGAAACAGGATACGGCAGTAATTGGACAGCTATTGCAAATGTGTCAGCTTTCAAATCTGAACAGGCTGGCACAGTTACTAATTATCCTCGCACAGTCAGATACATTGGTTGTGTATCTGATGCGAATGGGGCTCCTACAGAGTATGGCTTTTTCAATGATGCTGTACTTTCTGGCTCAGGAGATACTTGGGTAGAAGCAATTAATTGCTCTTCGATCGGCCATACGGTTGATGATTACTTTGGGCTTCACCAAGGATTGGTACAGAAAAATAGAAATTCTAATTTTTCTGTAGCTTATAATGCATGGTCAGATATTTCTTGGGATCAAACTCTAATTGATCGTTGCGGAGCTACTACTGCCAATGCTTGGGAAGTTAAAATTCTTCGGGCTGGTGTATATTTTGTTGCAGTAGATTTAGAGTTTGTTGCAGCCGCTGGCGGCACTCGTGGAGTTAGAGTTCAAAGAAATGGCACTACAGTCATTGGTGGACAAAATCTGATTCCTGTTGTTGCAGGTTCTGCAATGTACCCTCAAGTAGGTGTACCTGTGCCTTGTGATGTGAACGACATTCTTAAAGTGCAAGGATTTCAGGATCAAACTGCGGCGGCAGCATTAAATATTTCCACAGGCTCTGGAATTACAGTATCTCTTATGAATCCTAATCAGAATAGGTAAGGCATCATGAGCCAAGTTACCTATCGAGCTAATCTCTCCGCTAAATCATTTCCATTTCTGTCTCAGAACTGGGGCCGCACAGTTATTGTTCCTCAATACGATAATACATTCTCGCGGCAGCTTACATCCCAGGAAGATCCTGACAAAGATGTAGGTATTCCACAGATTTATTACTGCCACAATGTGATGCCCCACTCTCAGGGGTTTCAGTCTATTGGCTATCGCACTATTCTTACGGGTGCGCAAGGATCTGGTGATTACCTAAATGATATTAAATACATCCAAGATAGTGTTACAGATCTAGAAGTTTATATTGCCACTTCTTCTACAGGAGACCTTTGGGCATATAAAGGTACTGGAACTTGGTTTAAAATTTATAATCCAGGACTTGGCTCAGGCACTCTCTACACCGCCGCGGTTAATGGTACTACCTACATTCGTTACCGTGGACAAGATTGGACTTATGATTTTGGCACAGACACTTTAACTGCTGTAGTTTATACAGGTCTGGCAGTTTCTTCGGGCGCAGGTATTTGCGCAGCAGCAGGTTATCTTATTGTATTCGACGGCACTACAGTTTACTGGTCTTCTACAATTAGCGCAACAGATTTTGTTCCCTCTCTCATTACTGGAGCAGGCTCTCTTTCTCTTGAGGCTGCTAAAGGTCCAATAATTTTTGTCAAAGAACATAATCTAGGTTTTTTCATTTATACTCAGAACAATGTAATTGCTGCTCTGTATACAGGTAATTCGCGCTATCCCTTCCAATTTCGTGAAATTGTTGGAGCAGATGGCTTAGATCCTAGTTCCGGCCCTAATGCAGTGGCTGCGGATTCAAATACTACTAACCAATACGCGTACACCTCTTCGGGCTTACAAGCTGTTTCTTCTACTCAAGCTCAGACAACCTTTCCAGAAGTAACAGATTTTCTTTCTGGAAAACTCTACGAGACCTATGATGAGGCAACTCGAGTATTCTCTACAATTGATCCTGGCAATAGTTTCTTCATTCGACTTAATCTAATCGCTAGTAGATACCTTACGTTTTCCTACACACCTTACGCTAGCGAAGCTCCATCAGCAACTGAGTATACTCATGTCATTGTTTATGACTTAGTTATGTCTCGTTGGGGAAAACTTAAGATCAATCACACTGCGATTTTTCAACACCATTTCTCTGCAAGCGCAAAAGATAATTTTGGTGTGCTTCTGAAAGATGGATCGATTAAAACTGTAGATTTTGATCCAGAAGCAGCTAATTCTTCTGGTGTGCTTATGCTTGGAAAGTACCAGTTTGTTCGTCCGAGGCTTCTCCAACTTGATGAGATTAATGTAGAAAATGTACAACCTGGTGCAACATTTGATTTGTATGATCTGGTGGCGTTGGATGGAAAAAACGGAGTAGTCCAGAATTATACTACACTTGAGAACTCTGGACTGTATCGTAAACTGGCGGGCCGAGGAATTGGTATTAATCACTCTCTCGTACTTACTGGCTCGTTCTTTCTTACCTCTCTTGTGCTAACATTCTCCATCCACGGAAAGAGATAACATGGCTCTTCCTGGACAACTCTCTACACCGCTTAATCTCACTCTGCTTCCAGAGATTGATCAGAAAAAATATCCTGATATCTATGGAGACCTCCTTCGTCTCCGACTCGCCCTGAACTCTCTTTCAGGTTCGCTAGATTCCTATACTGGCGCACTTAGTGAAGACCCGGCATATTGGAGCACTGCGGCCACCCTCCCTGCAACTTACGCAAGACTCCAGAACATTACTCGTTTGTACGTTCTATGCACAGAAACAATGGTGCAGGGCGAGATTGCAAATTTTTATGATTCTGCAGGTGTGTTGAATGCAAGAAAAGCAAATTCTACCACTAATGCAAAACCTGCTCATGGCTATCTTCTCACCTCTTCTGTAGCTCCTGCAGATTATGGTGAGTTTATTCTTATGGGAGTGAATCCATATCTTTCAGGACTTACTCCTGGATTACAATATTTTCAAGACACAACTGCTGGCGGAATAACAACAACTGCACCAGTAGCAATAGGAAATATTGAGCAAGTTGTAGGTTGGGCAATCAGTACAACTGCTCTTTGGTTTATTCCATCTCCTGCTTGGGTGCAGCACTAGCATGGCAGCATCCCTTCTCCTGCTCCATCAATCACCGAGCTATCATGGACAGACTCATCGAAACCCATTCATATCGTTGGATTGACATGACGCCACAAGAAATCGAAGCAGTGATTGAATCTAAAATTGATGAGAAATTGGCTCCAATTAATCAAAAATTAGAGATCATTATTGCACTTATGAACAAATTTGAAGGGGCTGGAATTATTGTGAAAGTACTCTTTTTTGGAGTAGCTCCAGTAGTTGCAGCTCTTGTGTGGTTAAAAAACCACGTGAATTTATAATTAGCGAGGTCAGAAATGGCAGCTATTCAGGAACAAAATAATTTCAAGATGGGAGCGGATTTTCTTGATCTGCTTTCTAAATACCAAGGTTCTTCTCAAACATCTACTACCTCCAGCAACATTAGTGCTGAGGGTGTAAATGCAATGATTGCAGATATCCTTGGAGGTTCCCAAGGTTTAGCTGCGGTTGCATCTGGACAGAAGGCGGCCGGTGGATACAATTCTTCCACCAATCAACTTCTTATCAATGATCTGATTGCTCGTACAACTGCGCAAGTTGCTAAGGCTCAGGCAGGAACTACCACTACCACGCGGACTTCTGGATCGAAATCTTCAGGTCTGAATAAAGCAGTAGTTGGTCTTACTCTGCTTTCTAAAGCATCTAATACCTCTTTAGGAAAGAAAGCCTCTAAAGGAATCCAAAATCTTTTCTCTGACAACTCCACCGCGGCTGAAGATGTTTCTGGCGTAACTGGCCAAGGTTTAGGTTCTGGTGCAGGCTTTTTAGATTCATCCGTTGGAGGTGTTGGCTCTCTTGGAATCAGTTCATTTGGCGATGAATCTACTGGCTCGTCTATCTCAGATTTTGCTTCAGGTTTATCCGATGCACTCTCTGGTGGAGATGGATCTAGCGATCTACTCGACTCTTTCGGTGCAGGATCTTCGGCGGCGCAAAATATTGATGAAGCTGCTACTGCTGTAGATTATGTTAATGAGATGGATAAAGCTTCTGATGCATATTCAGGAGCCACTTCTGCCGCTTCTG